TTCATTACCCAGATGCCGCCTTCCCCGCTGAAGTGCAGTCCGCCGGAACCAACGGTAATGGTCCCCGCGTCAATCTGTGACGCCGCTATCCTGCCGGAGTACACCACTCCGGCTGCGATGGTGCCAGCTATCAAGTCCGCAGGATCAGCATCCTTCCTCCATTGGCCATTGACGTTACGGTACAGCTTGCCATCGTAGGTATTCATCACGACCGAGCCGACCGGGAAGTCAGTGTGAGGCAGAGCAGGTGTGCCATAGCTCACCACTATCGGGCGCTTGTCGGACGTGTACTTCGAGAGGTCGCTGAGCGTGCCGCTGGCGAGGTTAGCGGAGGATATCGCGCCGAGTGGGACGTAGAACTGGCCCAAGGGATTCAAGCCGAGGCCACCACCGGTCTGGATATTCGGCACCACGGCGCCGGACCAGTCGATCAAGAGCCCATTACCGGGCTTCACGAAGACCTTTCCGCTGCCCATTCCTAGGCCGCCGCCGATCAGGCCAGGATTCAGACTGTCAGCGCCTATTCCCTTGTTCGGGGCAATGGTGCGGATCGTAATCTTTGGCCCCGACGGCGAGCCGTCCGGTTTCATCTTCCAGTTGCCCTGCTTGTCCGCAACGCAACAGATGCACTCCCAGTCCTCCGGCTCCTTCGGGATCTCGTCCCCGAAGACCGCGAACGAGTCCATGTGCGGCGAATCCGGCTTCGGCGCGATCCACTCCATAGAGTTCGTGGTTTGCCTCCATTCGGTCTGGCCGGGGCGCTTGTAGAACACCGTTACTCCGCCGAGATTCGAGACATCCTTCGGCAGATAGCAGCCCCAATCGAAGATCATCCGCTCGTTGAGTTTGTCCCAACTGGGGAACGGATCGAATCTTCCATCCGGCCTAGCCGTCCCTATGGCGAAGTCGGTAACGTCGTCCGGAGGTCCATAACTGGGAGAATCGGGCCGCTTCGTCACGCATGCAATTCGCGTGCTCTCCAGTCCCATGACGGAGTTGTAGGCAGTGACGAATATGTTCTCGCCAGAGGCGATCTGCAAAACACGCTGGCCGCTCGAAACCTCGAACATCGGCGCGTCCGTCTCCCGGTCCACGTAGATCCGGTAGTGCGTGAACACGCCACGCTGCGGCGGCTTCCACGTCAGAAAGTTCGTCGCGGGGTCAAACATAACCTCGCGCGGCGCGCCGGGCCGCTGGCGCGTCAGCTTCAGATTGCGGGCAACCAGTTTGTACAGCTTATGCACGGTTCCCTCCGATGCCGAGAAAGGCCAGCAAGCGCAGGATCGAGCCGTAGAAGTTCCGCGCGCGGCTGCCTTCGGTCTGCATGTCCGGGTACGCCGCAAAGCTCGCATCGTCCTGCGAGTGCCCGCGCAGCTTGAGCACAACCTTGTACCAGAATCGGTAGCCTTGGGCCAGCTTGAAACGGTAGGTCGAATCCGTATAAGATTGCGGGGTCTTCATACTTGAGGTGGTCTTTTCGTTCGCGTCCTTGACTTCCTCAAAGTCGCAGTACCACGTCATCGCCAGCGGCGAGCCGCCCAGTTGCGCCGAAGGAGCGCCATCACCCACTACATCCACCATCGGCAACTCCTTCCGCAGATTCGAGTCGCCGAAATCGTCCCAGTTCCGGTGATACTCGCCGTTGATCTCGGACTTGGTTCCGTCTGCGTTCTGATCCGTAGTCGGAATGGATTCGTCCTCCGGCTGGCTCTCGTGCGTCCAGATACCGTTCTTGGCGACGATGTGATACTGGCGTCCCTGCACATCGACAGCCGTAGCCGCCGCCGTGAAGTCCTGCCCCGTCGCTGTGTACGCCCTTCCCGCCCCTTCGATCATGAAGTCGTGGATGACGGCCTTGCCCGAATCGAGCCATACCTGATAGCGGTCGATCAGGTTCCGCGGCGAAAAGATGTAGTCGGCGCACCGCACCGTACCCTTGAGCAATTCCTGGTACTCGTCGCTGAGGATCTTGACTTCGCTCGCGCCAGCCGGAAGCAACGCGATCTGGTTCCGCTGCGTGATCCATGCCACACCGTAAGGGGTTGTCCTCAGTGTGGCCGGATTCCTGATGCCGTGGGCGCGGCTGATGGTGTCCCACTCGTGCAGCCCGTCGGAAGTCTCTTCCAGGGTGAACGTGGAGGTGTTCGTCAGCACGATGAGCCGCGCGCCGTCCGCTGCCGGGTAGACCGCAACCGGCTTCTCGTAGGTCGGGGTGAAGGCGATGTTGAGCAGCGGCCAGCTTTGCAGCGGGTCGCCCATCACCTTCGCGGTTTCGTGGGTGTCGCTTGCCGCCTTGCTCCACACCACGCCGCACAACTCCTTGGAGTCGGGAACGTAGGAGAACGCCGCATCCCCGCCGAGTCCGCCTTGCATCAGCACGCCATAGAGCCGCCCATTCAGATAGGCCAGCGACTTCATCGGGCGCGGCGGGAAGTTGTCAATCGGGGCCTCGCCTGTTTCGTCCAGGTTCCAGCCGTTAGTGGTGCCCGCAGCCAGAGACAGCGCGGCTGAACTCTGCGTGACGGGAACAGCGAACGGCCCATTAAGGGCCTCGTTCATTATCAGGTACGGAATGCTGTACGCCCCGCCGTCGTGCGTGGCGTAAAACACGTACCGCAACTCGTTTTGCTCCGCAACGCCGTGGAAAGCCGCGGAGAGCCGTGAAAGGTTCGAGACGGTGATGGTTCCCAAACCGCCCGTGGCGCTAACCTCTCCAGCTTTGACCGCGTTCGAGTAGTGAGCCGTGGCGGTATTGTACAGGCCCACCCAGATCACCACCCGCTCCATCACGCGGTTGAATCCGTAGCCGGACTGGAAGGAAACGCTGGGAGCAAATCCGCTCGGGCAGTAGGCATCAAGGCCGAAGTACCGCCCCACCATCGAGAACGGGGGCCGGGAATTCGTAGCGCTACGCACCCCAAGCCCGTTGTAAAGAACCTGATACGTGGAAAGGCTCGCGGACGCGACAGGGTTGTTCAGCGCAAAGCCGCCGTCATGCGCAAGCGAGATGGGCTCGAAATTGGTGGGGTCGAAGTAGTAACTTGTCGGCCCCGCCGGAAGGTTGAGCCATTCCCACTGCACACTGTTGGGATTCGTCCGCTTGATCTGGCAGGCCACAATGCCGTGCCACGCCAGCGTGACGATCTGCTGGACCTCACCGGAACCCCCCAACAGCCCGACGCGGTACTTGCGCCCGCCGCGCAGCCGGAGCCAGCCGCCAGGCATGACGCGGAAATTCTCGCACTTCGAGGCAGTACCGCGCGGGCGACCGATAGGGTTGCCTGCGAGATACACCCCGCCGAATGCGAGTTGTTGTGCCGGTAGGATCGTCTGGGCCATTCAACGTCAAGTCATAAACACTGCGTAGTTCGCCCGCCCCAGTTCGCCGTACATCCGGGCCGAGCCGAGCCAGTCCGCGTACTTCCGCATCTCGGTTTCATAGCGCGGGTCAGCCAGACCGAAACGGTCCAGGAAAATCTCTGCCCGCAACCGCGTGACAACCGCACCCTGAAGCGGTTCGGGGATGTAGGGGTTCAGGTCCACGGAGGTCACGGTATCCTCGAAAGGCACTTGTATGAGATACCCGTACAGAACCGTGCATCCAGACACCGTGGGCACATCAAGCTTGAACGCCTTCCACGATCCCGGCGCCCCGCCTGTTCCCGCCCTCTGCGCGATGTAGTAGCCCGTGGGCACTCCCGGCGACGTGTTGCCCTCTGCAATCGCCACGCGGATGGGATTGTCTCCGATGTACTGCAATTTGCCGCGCTCGCTGACGCCAACAGGGCCGGGCGACCCGATATAGACATCGAGCATGCGGAAGAAGTCGTTCGGCAGATCCTTCTCGCGCTCCCCAGCCGCGAAGGTCAGTGCCCCGTACTTCCGCGTCCACGCGCACTCCCCTACGTCCAGCAGGAACTTGGGAATGACGTTGAAGCGCAACTCGCGTCCAATGTCGAAATCTGCCGTCGCCAGTCCCGCGCGGTTCGCCCAGTTCTCGATGTCAGCGGTCGTCATTGCATCCCTACGCTTTGGGCAACTTCCCCTGCTGCTTCAGTACTTCCGCCAGCCGGTTCTCGGTTTCGATCAACCGGCTCTTCAAATCCTTGATCTGCTGTTCAGTTGGTACGATGCGCCGGTAGTACTCCTCGGGTCCGAACACGTCGCCCACGGTTCTCACGCGGTGTTCGAGGAAAGCGATCAGTTCGGGATCGGTGGTCGTGAAACTCCCGAAGTTTGAGGAACCCATCGGAGCAAACTGGATGATCTTTTCCCCGACCCGCACGCGCTCGCCGGCGATCTGCGTCAACTCGCCCTTCACCGCCGAAATACTCAGGCCGGTGATCTCGGAATAGTAAGTTTTTGGTTCAGTAGCTTGTTCCTTTGCCATGTTTCCTTCAATGCGCGGAGGCCGCCGGAAAGCGGCCCCCGCAAGGGTTGTTCCGACTAGGCTTCGTAGTCGGTGACGTTGTACATCTTGGCGTGGGTCTTTTCGAGCTTGATCTTGAGGCCGATTTCGCCCAAGACCTGATCGATCTCGGCGTCGTCGCCGTTCTTGACCACGTTCTCGCTCAGCTTGGCGTTGCGCCCCTTGAGGTAGTTCACCTCCAGGTTGTCAACGTCAATCGAGAACGCCCACCCGCCGAAGCCGGGCTGCCCGGCCACTCCGTCTTCTAGGGTCTGGTCAGTCACCATCAACCATTGGCCGAAAGCGGTCTGAATGCGGGTGATGTCCACGCCGAATACCTTCTCCATCGGCCGCAACTGGAGATGGGAATTGCCCCACATGTGGATGGCGGCGGCTACCGTGGGGCACGCCAGCAGCAGCTTGGTCTTGCCGTTGAATGGATACCGGAACGACATCTGCGCGAAATGCTGAAACGCCTTGTGGGTCAGCATTCCCCCGGCGTCGAACACGTTCGTCGAAATGACCGAGTTCAGCCCCATCGTGGTGCGCAGCGGGGTCGTGCCGCTCAGATCTTCCGACGCCTTGCCGAACAAGAACTGCCGGTTCAGGGCGATCTTGAACTCGTTCAGCATTTCGTTCTGCTGGCGCTTGCGCTCGTTGCCGCCCGAGGCATACGCCTTGCTGGCGATCTGCGTCTTGGTGAAGTTCCGGGTCTTCTGGAAGATCTGCGTGTAGCTGATCTTCGCAACGGGCGGATTCGCCTTCGCCGTGGCTACCGCAGAACCTTCCGCGAACGCCTGGCCCAGAACCGCGATGCCGCAGTCAGCCGGGATGGTGCGCGCCGTCGATCCGGCAAATGCGCGCTGCACCGTCAGCTTGCTGGTGCCCAGGTTCACATCCTTGACGAGCAGCAGTTCGGGAGAAGCCGAACTGCCGGCCGCCTGTGGAACCAGCAGTACATCGCCAGCAACTACGCCCGTGGCGTCCGTCACTGCAAACTCAGTTGTTTCGGGGGACGTAACCGCGGTCGAGCTGTTGGTGATCCAGCGTGTCACATATTCGTGCTCGAACCACTCCAGACGCGGAGAATCGACTTCCTTCCACTTACGCATCTTCTGGGTGAAGGTGATAAGCGGAGCAAGTTTTGGTTCGAGTTCCGCCAATTCCTGATCGACCAGCCTGACAAGGCGGGTTTGGGAGATCAGTTGAGCGGTAGATTGTCTTCCAATTATTTGAGCCATAGAGGCCTCCTACTCGGGTTGAGTTAGAGGTCGTCTAACGAAAGCTCCCTGTCCGACGCCGGGGATTGTTTTCCGACCGGGGTTGTGCCAGAGCCCTTGTTCAAGGTCTGGCGGGTTTTATCCTGCTCCTGTTTCTGCGCGAGCTTCGCGCCAGCGTCCAGGAGCTTCTTGGCGTCAGTACGATTGCGCTGGGAGTAGCGCATCGCCGCCCGATACTGTCGAATGAAAGTCAGCCGTTCTGCGGCGTCTTCGGCGCGAATCTTGTGCTGTTTGGCAAGCTGTTGCGCCTTGGGGTCTGTCGGCAACACCCGGATATCGAGAATCTCGGGGTACTCCTTGAGGATGCGGTTCAGCGGAGAGTTTGGGAATTCCGCGCCGTCGATAACTACGGGCGGGCCTTCCTCCGGTTCCAGGAACTTGTTCAGCCCCTCGAAGCCCTTCACTTTGGAAAGTTGCGAGATGGCGAAATCCTGGTTCGCTGCACTCCTGCTGCGCTGGATGCTGGTGCGGATTTCGGGGATTACATCCCCAAGCTGATTCTCGACCAGTTTCCTCACGTCCTCCAACACGCGCCGCCGCACCGTCTCGAAGAACGGCTTGGCGATGAACGTGTCGAAGTTCCGTATCTGGCGCGCGACCTCGATCTGGTGAACCAGGGCGCGGTCGCCCTTTTCGTAGGCTTCCTCCAGCGCTATGATGGAGTCTTCCGGCGTCTTCCACTGATCCCCTATATCCCCGTACCTTGCGCCTTGCTGCTGACTGTCGGCGGCCGGCGGTTTCACTCCTTCCTTGCCCGCCTGCGGTTCTCCCTTCGCCGCTGCGGTTTCCTCGGAGGAGGTTTCATCTTCTTCTGCGAGCGCTCGTTCAAATTCCGTTAATGCGGATTCCTGGGTCGGTCCCTTCTTCTCCGCGCGGAGCTGCTCAATGTATCGCAACTGATCGGCGAACGTCTTGAGCGTTTTCGCTTGCTGCGGGTCTTTCGGGTCTAACCCGGTCCGCTTGGCGAACATCTCAACAAGTTCATCGATAGTTTTCTGTCCGAGCAGGTCAACGTATTTGGTGTCGTCCTCGCCGGTTTCCTCGCCTTCTTCCTCGGAGCCTTCCTGCTCCTCGGGAATTTGTTCCTCTTCCGACTCGCCATCCGGGGCTGTCCCGGAGGCGGTTTCGTCGGTGGTCTGTTCGCCTTCGGCAGCGTCGTCGCCCGTCGGTGCAACGTCCTGCGTGAGCGCATCCAGACCTGTAATGTCTTCTGCCATATGTGTTTCTCCCTTGGCGGGGTCGGTCCCCGTTTGGTAGGTGAGTTCTAACTTTCGGTTTGCACGCGGTATTTAGCCGCGTACCGTTCGAGAAGGCGAAGCACCTCCTCGAATGCAGAAATCTTTGCCTCGATCTGCGCGGCCCTCAAGGTTTCCCCAGCCCGCGCAGCCTTACGCAGCGCTTCCGTCAGCGCCGCTATTTCTTCCCCGAGCGCTACATCTATCGCATCGCGGTACTCCTGCAACTCGACAAGTTGCCGCAAACATTTCGCGTGCTGCTGCTGCTCGGAAAGGGTCATCGCTTGCCTCCGGGTATCAGTGGCGAACGCCCAACAGCGGCCAGTAAAGCGGCGGCGCCCATTGGCGGTTCCTCGGCTCCAAGATCAGGAATGGCCGGCGGCGGCGCCCCACCTCCCGGAGGCGGGCCTGGGGTGGGGCCAGGGCTGGGAACGGGTCCAATGGCCGGCGGCGCCGGAGCCTGAAGCGGGAATCCGGCGCGCTGCAATACCGCCGCCTTCATCTCGTCGGGCAGTTCGTCGGCCTTGAACGCAATCGACACTGAAGGCTTGACCTCAGGCGGGGGCGGGGGCGGAGGCGGCGGCGCGGCCCATTCCTTCAGGTGTCTTGCCTCGCCGAGCGCGTGTAATGCCCGGTCCCGCGCCTTGTCGAGATTGAACTTGTCCGGGCGAGACAGGGCCATGTTCCACAGCACCATCGCACGCTGGACCTTCGCTTCGTCGTCGTCGGCAAGGGTTGACCCGACTTCGACCTCCACCTCTCCATCAACCTGAAAATCAAGCGGGGTGACGGTGATCGGGTCGGAATCGGGAATCGGGCGGTCGCTGCTGTAGGAGCGCACATAACGCGCCGCATCGAACGTGACAGCCTCGGGCATCTCCGACCGATTGAGCCGATACATAATCTCGGCGTCCTGTTTCAGCGAGGTTTCGTTGAACATGTCCACCAAGTCTTTTGTTAGGATGTCGCCTGTATAGGCCATAATCCTCGCGCCCGTGGCGGTGCGGGCCTGATGCGGGTCCACATTAGCGGCCATGCTCATGTTGGTTTCGCCGGACGCCTTTTGTAACTGCCGCTCGATGTCGGTGGAGTCGTTTAGGCCCGTGGCGACAGAGGCCATTGCCGACTGCTCATTCACAACCCACAACTCGCCCGGACCATCCAAGGGCACCAAGCGCATTCCGCTGTGCCGCTTAATCATGTCCGGGTTCTCGACTATGCGCCGATTCGAGGTTCCGACCAAGGGCCGAAGGATGTTGTAGGCCAAGTCGTGAACCATGCAGATTTGCCGGTCGTGCAACTGCTGCAATCCCCGCGTGACGCGAGCCGTGGAATCCCCGATGCCCCACAACAGGCTATCGATCAGCGTCAGTTCGCTGAACGCGATCCAGCCCTCAAGATCGTAAGGGTAGGGGATTTCCCCGAGTGCAACATCCTCCGATGCGACGTAGGCCAGCTTGGGATCTTCTCCCGGTGTGTGCCGCTCGATAACCGTCCACATCGGATTGCGGCGGTCCTCGGCCTGAGATTCCGCGGGTTCGATCACCTTGTTGATGGCTGCGACCATCTGCTGGCGGAAGTTCACAAAGTCCCGGTTGCGGGAGTTGAGCGGGTCGCCGTTCGGATGCTTGTCGAAGAGTTCCTGAACTCCGGGGGCGAGTTCGGGGTACGCCTTCGCCAGCCGCTCGAACCATGCCCGGTTGCGGCGCCGCTCCACGATGAACCAGTTGGAGCCCTGTAGGCTCATGAAGTTCGGCTCGGGATAGCAGTCCGCGACCAGCAGAAATTCGCACTTCGGGCCGACGTAGCCTTGCCGCTCCTCGGAGATGGGCAGGTATTTGCCGCGCCCGTACTTCAGAAGCAGATCCGCGATCACTTCTTCGGTGATCTGATCCGGCGCAATGCCGTACTCCTCCGCTATGAGCGGCAGACTGGCCGGATCGAACGGGTCGATGCGGCGGCGGCGCTTGTACTTGCTGTCTTCCCAGTACCACGCCCGCACGCTCCAGCCGAACAGCGCGGCCTGGCAGACATGTCGCTTCTGCTGGCGCTGCACGCAGCCCTTGTCCCAGTCGCGCATGATCTTGCGGGACACCCGATCCGCAAGATCGTGATCGTCGGAGCGGAACTTGATGTTCGGCGGCTGGGCGGTGACGCGGGCCACCAGGCGCCGCACGAGCGCCCACGTGTCGGGCATACCGATGGAGGTCCGCTCCGGGTCTTCCTCGGTTTCGATAGGTCTGCCGTAGGCATCCACGACGCGGCCGTAATTCCGCTGGTTGTTGGGCGCAGGTTCGGGATCGCGCTCGCAGAGGTAACTTTTGAAGACCTGGCTCCACTCGCCGTAGAAGTTGGTCTCCATCCATCGACGCGAATAGTCCCGTTGCTCTTTGACTTCTGCTGCGAGATTGCGATCCCGATCCTCTGCCATTACTTACCCCCGCCCGGCTGCGCTATACAGGGCCGGGAACTAATAAGCTGGTTAAGCGTTGCGGAGGCGGCGGCGTTTTCCTGCACCACCTTGACCACCTGCTGCACGAGCGCCTCGTACCGCTCATCCGATGCTTTCTGTTGAGCCTCGCGCGACCGCCGGTCCATCACCCAGAGCCACACAACAATGGCCACGAGGGGCAGTTGCACAAGCACCTGCCCCAGTGATGGCTCCAGAGAAGCGCTCTGGATGAGGAGCAATGTGTAGATCATGCGAGGCATGGTCTACCCCACGAGATGCACGCGGTAGGAGACGCCTACCCGCACTGTGCCCGCCGCCGTGCCCGGATTGGTGAAGGCGGTCGCGGCCTTCAAATTAAAACCAGTATTCGCCTGAAGCGCATTCGCGGCTTCAACCGGAACCAGTTGAACGATCTTGTCTTCTGCCGCTCCGAGGCCGTTGGCGGCTGTCACCGCAACGCTCACTGCGGCTCCGCCATCATCCCAGTTGACGGTGACGTTGCCCCCGTCCGCGTACGCGGCCGTGTCGTACTTGTAGAAAAGCACCGCAGAGACGAACTCCGGCGCCCATTGGTAGTCGACCGACCCTGGGGCTGCAACCAGCGGATAGCCGTTCGCGCTACTCAGGCCGCCCGCTTCGGTTTTGGTTATGTCTTCGCTCGAAATCTTGACCTCGTGATAGAAAATCGAGCCGCGGCCAATCGAAGTGAACCAGTCCGTGCCGTCTGTGGCAACGGTGATGAGACCGCTCGCACCCTGCGGGATGAAGAACGGCGCCGCAACGCCATCGATCTTTTCATCATCCGAGGGTTCCAGCCATATGGCTTCGGAAGCTACCTTCTCGATCCGAATGAAGTAGCCCTCCTTCGGCTTGGGCAGGTACAGGATCACCGGATCGGTGGCGCCACGATTTGAGAATGTCCGGCCGGCATCCGTCAGCCGGAGTGTGTACTCTTCAGCGGTGACCGCCTTGAACGGACTGAACGAGCCTGCGTCCGCCCGGCGGTAGCCGTCTCCGCAACTGCGCATTTTCACGCGTTCCATGTGCGTTTCTCCTTTTGTGTGAGTTACAGTGTCTCGATATGCTGTTACTTCAGGACGCCAGCCGCGCGTCCCATGCGGCGTTGGATAAGGCCAAATACCGGAGGCAGTCCACGAGATGTTTGCGCGCCTCGGCGGGCTGCTGTTTCAACTCCCGTTCATCGGAAGGGTTGCGGGTGACTTTGTACCGCAAGTTACCCAACTCGAAGATCAGTTCCTTGAGGCTCGCCGCGATATGCAGGCGCGGCCAGTAGCCGTAGACGTTGTGCCAGCGCATCTCAAGCAGCGCATGCACCGCATCCTCGCCCGCATCTACGGCTTTGCGTGGGTCGCGGCAACTGATGCCGTAGCGGGCATAGCGTCTTGCCAGAGTTTCGAGCATCTGATCCTCGCCCGAGGCCCTGAACGCCTTTCCCGCCTGATCCATGTAGCGGGTCACAATGCGCTCGCCGCCCGGCAAGTCGCGATAGATGCCGTACTCCGTGTCCTCGTGAGCGTGCCGGATCTCGATCCGGTTACCCTCCAGCGCCGCGACCATTTCGGCGTATTCCTTGACCGTGAACACGTTGTCAGAATCCCGGTCGTCAATCATCTTCGGGATGCCGTATACCTTCGAGGGCCAGATCTCCCGGTACGCCCACCAGTCGCTCCACTCGTCAATTCCCACCCAGAGAACCGCGGTCGGCGTGCGCGGGTGCGGATCAATAGCACAGTACCGGGTCAGACGGCGGGGAACCCGTTCGTCAGCTACGACGTGAACCGCCGGGTCGAACTCGGGATAGACGCGCTGGCCGCTCAGCGCATCTGCCCGCATTTCCATTTCCTTGTCCCAGTGCGCCTGCGAGGAGAAGCGCTTCTTGAGCGCTTCCAGTTTCTTGGCCGTCATCCGCTCGTCGGCGCTCCAGTGCAGGCACAGGAAGGCGTGCCCCTCGGGGGTCCTCCGCATCGACAAGCCGGGGCACGGCGTGCGCATTTGCGGCTGCTACTTCTCCTTCACGGGGCGGTAAACGACCTCGACCTCGTACTCCGGCCCCAACTTGACCCCGGCGCCTTCCCGCGTGTAGCGGCAGGCCCACTTCTTGCCGTCGCGCTCGAACACAACACGATCGGGCGTTATCTCGCAGGGCCACGGGCCGCCGAAATCCCCCTTCCCTTTCTTCGGCGGGAACTTCTTGCGCAGTGCTTCCGTAAGCACGCTGCGCAGGCGGTCGAGACTGTCAGTAGTCTTGACCTCGCCATACGGCGTCACACGGTCGCCCGGCTTCTTGCCTGTGACGCCGCTAGGATTCTTCACCCGCCGGAACATTCCGCCTTTCATATGACCTCCGTGCAAGTTACAGCTTGTAAAACGTGAACGCCCCGATACGCGCCGTGATCTTCTCAGGCGTGGCCCACTTCGGCAGCGGTTGCCCTTCGGGGATCGAATGGTAATGATTCGCCCCGCCGGTCGGATCTTCGCCGGGGCACTCGACCGCCTGGCAGCATTCCCGCCAAGCCCGATTGTTCCAATGCGGCATCACCGTCGCATTGGGGTCGTTCCGGTTAAAGCTCGAAAACTGAAGCGGTTGCAGGATCGCTTCCGAGCGCAGTTTTGGCCAGCGCCCCTTGGCGTCCTTGGTGCGGTTCAGGATGACATGCACCACCGCCCGCTTCGCATCGAAGGATTCGCCGCGCGCCTCACGATAAACAAACAGCGCGGTCAACACGTCTTCGTAGGCTTCATACAGGGACATCGGCTAATTGCTCGCTTTCGGAGTAATCCGGCCAGTCATCGGGCATCGAACTTCGGAAGATCTCATCGAAATGGCCCTCGTTGGCCGAACTCCACGAAATGATCTGTGGGCACCGCGTAGCCACCGCGATGTTGTAGGCTTCCTCGTACCGCTCCACGAAAGCCGCCTCGTCAATCGCCACTATCGTCGGGTGGAAGGACCGGATCTTGTCCGGGTTCTGCCCTGGAATCCCCAGAAACCAGGAATTGTTCGCCATGTCCAGCCGGTTGTACGGCTGTTTGGGGAGCGGTTTGGCGAGTTTCCAATAGTGCTTGAGCGACGGGAGTGAGTTTTCCCACAGCGTCTTCACGCAGTTGACGCAGTGAACCGAACGGTCCTCGTCCTGCGAGTAAAACAGAACCCCGGTCGCCGGACGGTTGAACGCCGTGTGCGCGCAGTAGGCGCAGACGATCCAGGTCATGAGCATAGTGCGGGATTTCATCATGTTCCACACAGGCTCATTCCTCAGACTGTCGATCACGTGGCGGATGTACTGATCCTGCGGGAAGGGCTTGTACGGGTTCTCGATGTCCTGCTCGTCCAGCGTCTTCGTGCAGCGGGTCATCCAGAAGTAAACGTCCCGCAGCGCTCGCCGCGCCATCAATTCTGCGGCTATCGCCTGCGCTTCCCGCAACTGCCGTTGGGTTTCGAAGCTCGCTGAGGTTGCGGTTGAGTTCATCGAGTCGTGCAAGCAGTTCCTTGTCGGTCAGGTGTGTGTAGACGTTTTCCCGCTTGATCTCCACCTGCTCAGGGGCGAATCCGCCCAAGACCTTGAGCAATGCCGTCGCAGCGCTCAACCGGGACTCCCACGCGGGCGTCTCGACATAGATCATGTTCTCGGGTGACAGCGGCTTGTTCTCATGTAGTTTTTTCGGTCGCCCCTTGCTGTCAAGCAGGGGGCGCCGCTTGGTCGCCACCAGTCCGCTCTTGATTGTCGAGAGCGCTTCGGTAAGGCCGGCCCCTAGCGTCTGGGCGACCGCTTGCGCTTCGGACGCCCCCTCAATCCGCAGATTGAGCAGGTAGGCTTCCTGCTCCTGAGCGACGTAGCGCCGGACCTTCTCCTGCCCGATCCCGAGTTCGGCGGAGACCCGAGCGACCCACTCCCGAAACTCGCGCCCGTGCTTGGGATTGTCCTGGGCGAAGCGTTCAAGCACCCGCCCGCGGGCTATGGTTTGCTCGTCGTCGCTAAGCGCCATCCCCTACCGTCGCCGCGCGCGCTGAAGCCGGCTCACCGCAGTAGCCAGCGCCCCCGGCTTGCCGCGCCGCCGCCGCATCATCTCCGCCAGCTTCACGCCCTTGCGCTTGGGCAGGTCCCGCGTCGGCGTCTCGGCGTACTCTCGCAGCGCGCGCTTGCTCATGTTTTTGAGCGAGCAATTGCGGGAGTAGAGCTTCTCCGGATGGTGGAGGGCGATCGCCATCAGGCGCTGCTGGGCCTTCGACTTGGCGGGCATGTTAGGACTCCTCGATGGAGTGGTAGCCCGGCAGCTTTTTGACTGCCGCCCGCACCGCGAGCGCGTCCCGCTCGTTGGTAAACACGAACACGGCCTTCACCATGTTCGGTTGGTCGAACCTCTTCACCACAACGTATTGGTCGTTGGCGATGTCGTACACGAAGTCGTAGCCGTCCTCGGGCCGGACAATGAGGCCATGGAGGCGGCAACTGCTATCCGCTGGGCCTATGATACGGCCCTCGAAAACAGACCCTCCGGGTTTCAGCCCGTGGGGTGGGCAACCGTGTTCGAAGCTGCGGATGCGGCCATGGAAAACAAACTCGCCGTCCTTCGCCTCGCCGTAGCGGACGGGGACGACGTGCCCGGGGAGTCCTTCAAGGTGTTCCATTGGCATTCTACCGCTGAACTACCCCGCGTTATCCTGAATCGCGCACGCCGGAGGGGAGCGCCGGATCGTCCCGTCCCACTCCAGCACCGTCTCCTGTTCTCCGGTAATGCCCGAGCGGATATGCGTCACGCTCCATCCGAGCATCGAGAATCCGGCGGGCAGCAGGTTTTCCCGCCACCCCGGAACCCACAGACGCACCCGGCTTCGCTCAGGTCTGAAGACCTCAACCGTTGCATGTACCGCATCTACGCGCTCCACCGCCCGACGCTCGCCAACTGCCGCTCAGCCCACCCCGGCCACGGCGGAAGCACGGCGGCGTGAGCGCTCCGCCAGTCGGGACTGCCGAAGCACGGCCGCGGCCGGACACGCCGCGGCGCGACTTCCCGGATATACCGCACCCGATTGGGCGAACCGCCCCATTCCCATTCCCCGCCGCGCAGCACCAGCTCTACCGCCCCCTTCGGTGTTACCTTGACCGAGTAGCGGCAGCGGCTCCGGAACACCTTGACAAGCGCGGCTGTGCGCGCCAACACTTCAAGCAATCTCTCTCTGCTTCTCTTACGGGACAATACGGCAACCTCTCGTGCGAATACGGGACGCACGCGCCTCTTCACCCACCATTTTGCCGTGGGGGGCGGCAATAGCTCCTCAAACAAATTTTACCCGTATTGTCAAGAGCAAGTAAAGCCCTACCTCTACAGCTTGACCCGAGGCCGCGATGCCCGCTATCGTGAAGTCGTCCGTCTGGTTTGGCCTCCAGACCGAAGCGCGGGGAAGCGCCGGCCGATTCGTCACGTTCCCGTCCGGCACCCCCGCGCAGACAAGGAACGTGACGAATGCCGCCGGAAAACACATTCGCCCGCATCCCGAGGTCAGTACTGCTGGACCCGAAACTCTCGGCAAACGATCTGAGGGTCTACGGCGTGATGGCGGCAAACTGCTTCAACACCAACCTGTCGTTTCTGGGCCAGAGAAAGATAGCCTCACTCGCCAACCTGCACCGCCGCACCGTCCGCCGCTCGCTTGAAACCCTGGCCAGCCGCGGCCATATATCCCGGTCGCTGTACAGCCTAAATCACCACGTCGTCTACCAACTGAACAGCCCCGTGTTCCGGTCGCAGAATCAGGAGTAGCGAGATTCTGCGCAGCCAGATTAAGATTCCTAAACTGGGCGCACAGATGCGCCCAAAAGTGGGCGCAAATTTGCGCCCACATAATAGATAAGAGATAGGGGAACGGTTGACTTTCCCCCTGTTATACGACCAGGCGCGGCCGAGACGGAAACGGGGTATTCGGGACTTTCGGATTTTGGAAAATTGCGCCAAAAGCCAAAACGCCAGTTATGCGCCCAAACCATCCATGCGGGAAATTGTCAGTCAGGTGATGGCAGTGGGGGAGAGGACACCCTATCGTCCACCTACCCCCTCCCCCTCGGTCGGGGTGGGGTGTCCTCAATCTCAGATAGGTACTCCTATCAGCATCCACTTCGTCGGCCGGCTCAGCGCACATGACTGTATGAAAACTGTACGACGCGAGCTTGCGCCACCGTAAGTGA